CTATATCCTCTAATACTCCTCAAAAAATTAAGTGGGATAATGGAACTTATGAATCTAAAAAATCATATAATATTCAGATTCCTCCTCGATGTGGGAAGAAATTTAAGGAGGTGATAGGATTTCTCTCAGAGAGAAAGACAAATAATATCCAAACATTCAATAATAAAACAAAGTCTATTACCAGGGTGACAGACTACAAGGTGATAGGTGAGCAGGAAGTTTGGGACTTCAGAATGAAAGGGGGATTTCCCTGGAATTTCTGTGGTGGGATAGTTGCTCACAACTGTGGTGAACAACCTCTAGCTAATTGGAATAATTGTCTATTAGGTGCTTTAGTGCTTCCTAATTATGTAAATTATCCTTTTACTAAAGATGCTAAATTTGATATGGAAACATTTGAAAAGGATGTCTATCAAGCAGTTTATTTCTTAAATGATATGTCTGATACCAATGAGAATATGCATCCTCTTCCTGAACAACAAGAAGCAGATAAGTTTGGTAAGAGAATAGGATTAGAATTCACTGGTCTAGCAGACACATTTGCAATGATGGGGTTGTTATATGGTTCTCTAGGATCAATTCAATTCATTGAACCTATACTAAAAAGAAAAGCTCTGACAGAGATTGAAGCTTCTCTAGCTATAGCTAAAGAAAAAGGATGTTGTCCAGCATTTCAATTCAAAGAGGCGAGAGAAAACTTTTTAGATAGCCCTTATATAGAGAATTTAGATCTAGATAATTCTCTGAAAAAAGAAATTATAGAACACGGTCTAAGGAATACTGCTTTTAACACAGTGGGTCCAACTGGTAGCATCTCTATCTTAGCAAACAATTGTACATCAGGCATTGAACCACTTTATGCTATGTCTTATCAAAGGAGTTTGAGAGGAGAAGATAAGACTTTTGATTTCATTCATAAACCTGTGTTAGATTTTATTATTCATAATCCAGTCTTTCGTGAATCACTAAATGATACAGGTCTCATTCATGATGCACTAGATGAGTTAAAACGGAAATTGAATTATATTGAAGCCTTTGAAATTCCTTGGGAGGATAGAATTGCTCTACAATCTATAGTACAAGAATATACAGATAGTGGAGTGTCTTCTACAATTAATTTGTCAAATGATATTGCACCACGAACAATTGAAAAAATTATTATGGAGGCTTGGCAACAAGATTTAAAAGGTATAACAGTTTTTCGAGATGGATGTAAAAAAGGAATATATTCCACAGGAAAAGAGCAAGAAAAAGCACTCTCTATTGGACCTTACATTAAAGATACTTATGATTATGAACCTGGTGGAAGACACAGAGTTTATTGGCATGGATCTAAATTATATGTAATGGTTAGTCAGGATAATGATGGTCTCCCTTTAGAGATCTTTGCTATTCTCCCTAGAGAAGCAGGAATTAATGGAGCAGGTGTCTATCAAGAAGCTCTCTATCAAGAGAAATATAGTTTATGGTCAACCATTACGAGGCTTACAAGTCTCCTTTGTAGATCAGACATCCCTTTGGAGTTAATCATTAAACAATTGGATAAGAGTACATTCAGTGTGAATGATGCTTCTGCTGTCCTGGCTAGGATTCTAAGAGTCTATCTCCCTATTGATATAGATGATGATGGTGAAGAGCTAGGATTGGAATGTCCAGATTGTGGGGAACGTACTGTATTTATGCAAGGTGGTTGTCCAATTTGTAGAAGTTGTGGATATTCAAGATGTTAGGAGGACATATGTCTAATTTTTGTAAACAATGTTCTAAAGAAATTTTTACTACGGACTTTGGAGATTTTAAAAATTATCCAAATAAATCAACAAATAGGGAGAAATAAATGAAAAAATGGAATTATTATGATGCAGGAGGTATTTCAGTGATTGATTATATCAAAGCAAAGCTCACTCCTGAGCAATTTAAAGGATTCCTATTAGGGAATATTATAAAATATTCTGGTAGGTTAAATCATAAAGATGGGTGTAGGGATGGGGATATAGAAAAATTAAGTAAATATAGTCAATGGCTTGAGGATTTCAATAAAGAGGAGAAGGATATAAATTTTCCTAATGCAAATACTTATTATGATGGGAACGTTAATATTTGGGAGGAGTTTGATAAGCAAGCAAAGAAATTTAATATGCCTAAAAAGAATAAATCTGTTAAAGGAATATTAGACACCTATTTTGCAGACTATATGGAAACTTATGCAGAACCTCCTCCTGTTTTCCATCTCACTCAGGGTGAAGTTGAGTTACTAAATAAAGAGTTAGGAGAAACGAAAGAAGGGTCTTTAAGAAAATTTAGAAATTACTATAGAGGGGTGCCGATTGAAATTGTTTCAGTTGAGTAAAATAGATTTTCTCAGATAGTGGTTTTTGATTAAAAATACCTTATTTAATAAGGCGTTTTTGGAGGTCCGAAACAAATCCCATACTCTAGGTCATATTAGAGAGGGTTGTCTCAAAAACGCCTTATTAATTTTTAGTTAATTCCTGCTAAACGTACGCTATTCCAGTAATCCTGGTGAATTCGCTGAATTCTAATTTTATTTGCCTCTGAAACTTGATTAGTAGTTTGTAACCACCTAAAGAATTCCTGTTGTCTTTCATTATTAGCCCTACCAACAAATGCAACAGGTTGCCTATTTCTCAGAGACATGGTAACACTTCTTCTAATCGTATCTCTTTCTTCTCTTGTTTGAGCTCTTCTCATAGCTCTCTGATAGAGAATCCTAGCTTGTTCTGGTCTCCCTGTCATAATAGCTTCATATATTTGCTGATTCAATGGACTTCTTTCTGTTCTCCATATCTGACCTAACTGAGGGGTACGAGTATCATAACCCTGATCTGTCATCCATCTCCTAGTCAGATTACGGACATAAAAGAAATCTTTTCGGGCTGCATGATAGTCTACCTCTTTCCATTCTAATCCAATAGCTTCAAGAGTTGACATTCCTGCTCTTCTATAAGCTCTTATCATAGCCCAATTCTGATCAATCGTATCCATTATATCTCTTTTAGTGAAATTCTTTTGTTGAGCTAATTTCTGTAATATATCCTGAAAAGCAGAGACTACTGCTATTCCAGGAGGATCAAATGGATTTGCCATTCTTCTTTGATGGGTTATGTCAGTGAAAGCTTGAACAGGAGTAGAAAAAATTCCATACAAACCTGAATTAATTAGAGAATTATGTGCTCTATCCAAGAACCAAGCTAACTTTAAAGATTCCCAATCATCTTGAGCAATCTGTTCTAACAGATCTTCAGGATCTGGACCTCTATCTGGATAGCCAAATAATCTGAATCTCAATGTAGCATCTAATGTACCACCGATTATACCAGCTCCTAAGAAGGCAAAGATCTTAGCAAAATTAGCAGCTCTTTCTCCTTTATAAGCTGGATCATTAATGCTTCTCATAAGAGGTTTCATATAATTCATATAAAAGAGTCTTGAAACCTGAGTAGAGAATTTTTGATATTTGAATAGAAATCTACCCCATTTAGTGTCAACAAACATTGGAGTCATATCAATACGATATGAACCTTGAGGGATATTAACAGCTTTTCTCAACATCTTAGCTGTTTCAGCTCCCTGTCCATCTTCCATAATGAGTTTTTCAGCATTTAAATTATGTGTCTTACACCAATTAATAAACTTAATTGCTTTTCTATTCTCTGTTCCATGTTGATTGATATGATTTAAACTCTCAGTGAGATAGTGTTTAGCAGCAACCATAGCTGTTGCCCTAATAATATTCTCAGTGTATTTGTACATGCTCCTACTCATACTCCACTTAGCGAATTTTGCAACTTCTTCATTAATTCTACCATGACGAGTAGTAGCATTCCTCATATCATTATCATTTAAAAGATTCATGACATCTTTACCAAGGATGCCTAATTCAACACCCTCTTTATTGATGGCTGTCCAATCTTCCATTAAAGACTTAAAAGCTTTAGACACATTCTTTGGACCCATAGCTACAAAATTGAGAGCTGTACCACCTATAAGGTTACGCAAAGCTGTAGCAGGGTTAGCTAACTGAGTAGCTGTAGCAAACATATTCAGAGTGCCTATAACTTCAGTAGTCTTATCTCTAGTCTGAGCATCATAGATCCTATCTCTAACCATGATAGCATAATTACTATGTGTACCAGGAGGGAGTTTATTAATAACAGTGTCAAGATATTCTCCTGTACCAGCTATATCCTGTCCAAATGTTTCAACTTGTGCTACTCTCTTAGCCCATGAATAGAGATAATCAGCTGCTGTATCCCATGAATAATCATAAAAGATTTCAGGTAGAGGTTCTCTTCTAGCTTTTTCAATATTAGCTAGATAATCATTCTTATTTACTTCAACGAATGATCCTTTTTGAAACCATTTTCGAGCAGCTTCTCTCGTAGAGAATCTTCCTGTAGCTTCTAAAGCATCAATAACCTGTTTATATAATTGAGGATCTAAACCAGGATTAATTCTTAAAGCTTTAACCTCTTCTCGAATAACTCTTGGAAAATAGATTCCTTTTATAATTTTTCTTATAGGTCTCCATCCACCTTTATAACGAGTTTCTTCTTTCAGTTTCTCTATGATATGTCTAGCTTTACTCCTTGGAATCCATTTTCCTCCATCCCAAACATACATTTCTCCATCATAAACCATGAGAGGTCTACCATCAGGAGATCTAACTTGCAGATTCTCATCACCAATCTTATCAGCTAATTCTTTAAACGCATCAATGAGCTGCTGAGTTTCTTTAGGAGATTGGTCATAAATAGCTTGAGCTTCATCCACTCTTCCATTATCTAAATGTTGAAAATATTTACCAAAATTTGGTAGATAACGACCTTTGCCACTACCACCAAAAATCAATGGCTTATCTATTTTTTTCATTATGTCATGGAAAGGAGCATTCACCATTCCCAATCTTCTTTCTAACTCATTGTAATAGTTGTCTATTCTGTCAGCAAATTCATCTGACCAAGCTTCTCCTAAATCTCTGAATCTATCTGATACAGATTGGAACACTGTCTTTAGACCGAATTTAAATTCACCTTTTATATAGATTCCTTCACCATCTCCTATTGTTTCTTCAGCAGGAAAGGGCATTACAGGAAGTCTAAAAACATTCTTATTCTTAGTTTCAGCATTTCTAGTAGACTGAGTAAGATTATAATGAGGTGATTCTTTAATTGAAATAGGATCGCCTTGTAAGGACCATAAAACATCTGATAAATCTTGCCCTGGATTCATAAGACCTTCACCACCTAGCATTACTTGGATACCATCCAGAGGATAGAGTTTTTTCCAACTAGGATTCTGATCCAGCCAAGCTGAATAACGAGCCATCACTTCACCAATCTCAGTCATATATAATTGTTTAGCTAAAAGATCTTTTAATTTAACAGACTTTACAATTCTTTCATGCTTACGATTATATTCTTTAACAGTTTTTACATATTCAGTACCTTGTTCCTTATCCATGAATCTAGCAAAAGACATAATATCTTTAAAAGGTTTATTACCAAATAAAATTAAATTTTCATTGTTATCATTAAATCTGTTTTCTATATATTTAAAATAACGATGTACTTCAATTAAATTGTTAATTTCAGGGTCCATCATATCCCTAACTCTTCCTAAAACAATAGTTGATTTAGGATTACACCCTTTAGCATATTCTATACCTTCTTGAGCTTGTATAGCATGTTGAATCTCATGAATAAGAATTCGTCTAAAATAAGTTTTATCTTCTTGTTGAACTTGAGCTTTAACATCAGCTTTCCATGCAGAATGAAATTTATTCCATCCTTCTCGACTCATCCAATTTATTCGGATAACAGGTGTTCCATCATATCGAGTGCTATACCAACCTCCAAAATCTCTTTTTTTCCAATCTTTTGGATCTCGATATAATTGTAATTCTACAATAGAATCTTTTAATTTTGGATAATGTTCAAATAATTTTACATTCTCATCTTTTATTAAGTGATTCAATTTAAATGTTACAGTTGAAACTCTAGGAGTTGACATACCAACTTCTTCAAAAAAATCAGCATAATCAAATATCTTATCTGGTTCTCTAAATACTATATCATCTGAATCAATGTAATAATACCATTGATTATCAGCTATTTCAAACCATCCATATTTATCAAAAATTTCTCTTCTTGATAACTTACCATCAATGACAGCATCAACAGCAGCACCTAAATTAGGAATACCTTTATCCCATTGTGTTCCTTGTAAACTAGCAGAGAAACCAGCAAATGAATATTGAGGAATATGAGAGACAGGACCAGTGTACACTGAACTCATATCAGGATATTTACCAGCTAGAGCTAAATCTGTATGAGCTAAAAGCATTCTCATTTCAGATTTAGTCATGTTGAAATCTTTTCCAACAATCTTTCTAGCCCATTCCATCAACTTAGCAAACAATTGATCCACAGCTCTTAAAGGCTGACCAGCCATTGCCATGTCAGTGACAATTTCTTCAGCAGCCCATCTTCTATTCTCAGTTGTGTTCTCCATATCATGACGTTGTAAGAATTCACTCACTTCTGTCTTTAAAGACATAGCTGCTTTATTGAAGAAAACTTTTCTCTGAGCAGGACCACCAAGAATTCGATTATAGAGACTATGCCTTCCTTCATGTCGAATGAGGGTATCAAGAAACACATAATCAGCCATATGCTCAGTGGAGATATTATCTGCTATGACATAAATTGTAGGACCGTAAGTGACAGCTCCTATCTGACCTTCCTTTTTCTTTAGTTTAAGGTCTCTTTGAATTGCTTTAGGAAGTTCAGATTCCCTTTGAATTACCTTTGTACTCTTTTTAATCGTAGGAAATTTTTCTAGAGACTGTTCCACTCTCTTTTGGAGTTCACTCTTTATAACAGGTCTCTTAGGTTTCTTTACTATTTTGTACATTGGATGCTTTCCACGCATCCCTTCAGAAATGTCAATAGTCCAGGCTTCAACAAACCTTCCTTCTCTCATTGTAGGAAAAGCTTCTGGTTCAAATTTAGCTTTAACATCTCCATATCGTTTGAGATATTTATTCACCATCTTTGGGAGATCCCTATCATAGAATTTTTCTAATCTAGGATTCTGCCATTGCATAGATTTCTTTCTCCCACTAGGCCAAGCTATTTTCTTATAACCCTGTTCAACAGCTTCAAATATAGCTCTTTTAATAGGCAACATAGCCCATGATTCAGTAGCTTTCATTAAAGGCTGAGTTGCAGGAAGAGGGATTTGACTATTATAAGAAGCTCTTTTTTCTTTCATTTTATTCAGATTAAATATATCTTTAGCTAGATCGGCTGTTAAATCTTTTTTAATATTTTCTTCACCTATATCCCTTTTTAACCATTGTTGATGTAGTCTAACATTATAATCTGAAACATAATCAGCAGTAAGGGTATTCATAACATCTGAAATTACTTGATCTCTTGGTATAGTGTAGTTGTTTTCTGGTCTAGGCAAAGAACTATATATATTTTCAAGATATAGATAATAATCTCCATAATCAAAAAGGTGTATTCCTTCATTAGCTAAACGAAAAAAACCTTCTTGCTGTTCCCAATTATGTTCATGTCTATAATGTAATGCCACTTTTAATGCTGTTATTGGTGATTCATAAGCCCACAGTCTTTGAGCACGTTCCAAAACAGGCTTAATAAATTGATAACTGTCTACTATTTCTGGTTTATCAGATTTTAAAATAGATTGCTCAGTTAAAGCATCAATCCATTCTGTAGTTGTATCTGCTCTATCAGCTTTAGGAATTATTAAATTTTCTTTATCAACAATAATATCATCTAATTTACGAGAGATTTCTTCTCTTAAATTAGTCATATCATATTCTAATTTCTCAAGTCTTATTTGTTGATCACGAGGACCATAACCATATTTTTGACCTCTTTGATGCCAGTCACTTTGGAATTCTTCAATGAACAATATATCTTCACCTTGTTGTCCCTTACGATCTAACACCATCATAGAGATAACCATATTATCATCAGGAAAATGATTTAAATTCCTAAAAGTAGGATCAGTACCATCTCTTTGTATATCACTTAAAGACATACTGTACACTAATTCTCTATAATTCTTAAAAGGTCCAGGATGCACATATCTTCTATGATGAACAGTATCTTGATCAGTAATAGGTGTTATAGACCTTGGACTAAGATAAAATTGACCTGGATCGCTAGCTTCAGTTTCTCTTGCCCATTCTAAATAGCGTTTATTAACTTCTCTTTGTAACGAATTCTCACCTTCAGCAGATTCAATAGCAAACTCTAGCAGTTCTAAAGGCCACATATCAAAAAATCGAGTAATATAATATTCTATAGCTGAACTTTCATCCTTAGCTATAACATATTTTTTCTCAAGTGAATGCTCAACTGCATATACTGAAAATCCCTGTTTTTTTAATCTTTCTCTTGTCTCATTAAGTATATCTTTTTCTACTTGTTGTAACTCTTTCCCCATATTTTCAGATGCACGAAAAGTTAGAAAATGATTATTTGTTATATAGGCTTTAAAACCTAGATAATTAAAACCCATTTGATAATCGTGTGCAGAAGGCTTTAATAAATTCATGGGTTCTTCATCTATTACTCTATCTGTAAACTCCCTACGAATTCTCTCCTGTTTTATAGCCTTTACATCTGCAAAATCCTTCATATTTGCTCTTTGTATATTAGCATAATGATCTAGAACTTGCTCTATAGAATCAAAAACCCTATCTGCTCCATATCTTATTTTTTCTACCATCCCTCCATATTGGACTTCTTTTAAACTAACTCTATTCGCATTAATATAATCAGCTAATTGCGTTTTAGAAACTGTTTCTGTAGGACTGAATTCAGTTTCAAGCCAATCAATCACTTTTAAATCATCAATTTCAGATTGTTTTAATTTACCCTTCTTAGCTAAATTTTGAATAAAGGTCACTAAATCCTGACGCTTAGAAACTTTAGGGAAACTAAATTTAGGATCTTGAATAGCTTTTTCAATTTCATGGTACATGAATTCTTCAGTACCAAAGAGTTCCATTGCATATTGAGGGGTATAATCTAACCTTTCAATTAGGAGTTGTTCAATATCTTCTCTTGTCCTACCTTCAGTGACAATATTGAGTTCTCTGGCAGCTTGAATGAGTTGAGGTTGAGTCATCTCTTCAGGAGGCTTATCAATAGCTTCTAACCTTAATCCATAATAAGGCGCTATCTCTCTTAAATTCTTATTCTTTTTAAGGAAAGTTAATTCATTGATTTCACCTTGAGTCAAATCATCTCTAGCTTGTAGTTCAGATATTCTATTCTGTCTGATCTCTTCAACTTCCTCAATAGTAGCAGTTTCAGCTTTATATACAAGCTTTTGTAAAGCTTCCATTTGAGCTACTAATTGAAGTTCATCAGCTACAGTTTTAGGAACAGTTTCATCCTTAACCCTTCTAGTCGCTGCTTCTCTCCTCTGTTGCTCATAAACAGCTTCAATTTCAGGAAGGATTTCAACTTTCTTTTTAGGTCTTTTACCTATATGAGTTGGAATCTCTAAGCGTTTAGCTTCATCTTGAATCTCTTTCCAAGTAGCTTCTGAGAGATCCTTTTGTTGTTGAACTTCCTTCCTAGTAGCTAACACTTCAGGAGTTACAGCATCTTCTAAACCCATAAGTTCATTTATAGTGATGAGACCTCTACTTACATTAGTCCTAAAATTAGGCTGATTAGCAAATATAGCTATAAGTTCAAGAGATTCATCGCTAGTTAAAGATCTTTCTTGTTCCAACTGAATTAATTCTTTAGCACGCCCTAAAGCTACTTCCTCAGTTAAGCCGGAAGATCTTCTTGCTGCTTCTGACATAACATTCATTTCACGTGTAACTGCTTTCTCATCAATATTAGCTAAATCGTCTTTCAGCACTTTAAGAACTTCTTGTTGTTCTCTAGTAGGTTGTTCAACTCTTTCCAAAATGTTAATAGCTGCTCTAGTTAGAGCAGGATTATTCACCATTGCTTGATTTTCTGTAAGATCATGTACAACAGACTGAATGACATCTGTATGATCACTCATTCTCATAACACTCATTGTACTAACAGATATACCACCACTAAAAGCAGCAGCTACAACAGCAACAGATTCCAATCTATGCTGAATTTCTTTCCAAGTAAGAGAAACACCTGTAGCTACTTCATCACCTACAATTTGAAAAGCTTCAGCAATGACTTCACCTACAGCTTCCGATGAAGCTACTACAGGTGCTTTCTTTAATATATTTTGTACACGATTGACAACAAATTCTGTTCCAGCTTTTTTAGTTAATGCTCTCATAAGCATCCAAGGTCCAGCAATAGAAGCAACACCAGAAGCAACATCCATGAGATCAGGAATGCCTGTAGCTTCTTCATGAGTAGCTCCCATTCGTCTACGTCTTGGATAACCTGATGCTAAATAATGAGCAGATCCGACTAAAGCACCACCTATCGCACCACCCAAGGCCATACCTTTAGGTCCAAGAGGAGCCCCCATTGCTGCACCAGCTTTAGCTGCTGCCCAAGCTCCAGCTACATTACCACCCATAATAGTAGCAAATATCCCAGCTTGAGTAGGTGTATGTTCAGCCATATAACTAATAGCTTCTGCTCTTTTCTCAGGTGTATCGAGATTTTGCAATCCAGGCCATTCATGAAATAAAGGAGCTTTCTCCAATGTTTCAAAATAACGGTCTATCATCCAATCCCTATGTTCATCACTACCAAATCTAGCAGCTACACCATAAGGGAGAGCTTCAATAATCCTAAGTCCAGTATGAAAGCCTCTTTGAATTTGTTTCCAAACAGAATCATCTTCAGGAGGCTCATCTCCCATAACATGGAATCTCCCCATTTCACGACTGGTTCCTTGAAAAGTTTGTTCTGCAGTATTAACAAACTCTTCTTGAACAGTTTTATACACCTCTGGTGTAATGTCCTGTAATTGGGGATTTTGTGGACGAACATATTTATCAAAATATGTTGAATAAACAGCTTGACGCTGCTTTTCATTCATACTCTTCCACACATCAGGCTTAGTCTGGAATGTCTTGAAAAAAGATTCCATTATCTACCTTCTTCTTTTACATATTGTTCCATTGCATCTTGAATAGAGACTCTTGATCCATCTTTATATCTATTTTTAGACCAAGTTTGAAAATCCTTTGCTTTCTTTACAGCCTGTTCTCTTGTAATTCTTATAGGTTCACTAGGATAAATAGTCAATGCTGTAAGAATTAGGGTTCCTATATTTTCCATTTGACGAGTAAGTTCCACACCACTTGAAGCAAGAAAATCTCTTACAGAAGTAATACCAGGTACTACTTGTTGTAAAGCTCTTTCCCTTCTTCGAGCAGCTTCTGCTCTAGCTTCTTCTCTTTCTTCTTCAGGAACACCAGCTTCAGCCAAACCAACATCCTCTACTCGTCTAGCTACATCAACAACAGCATCTTTAGCTCTACCTAATAAACCTGGACTCTCTTCTTCAGGTTCTGGTTTTGGTTCAGGAGCTGTGACAGGAATAGGTGTTTCTTCCCCCACCCCTAAGGCATCAAGAACTTCTCTTGGATCAAAATCATCTTCTTCAAGCGTAAGTCCTGTAACTTCTCCAGTTTCAGGATCAACAGAAGCTCTATCAAGAATAGGAACTCCTGTTTCTTCTCCAGCAGCCCACTTTTTAGAGATAGTATTCATTTGTTTAGAAATATATTCAGCTCTGGTCTCTCCTACTCCTCTATCTTGTCTCTTTCTCCATTTCAATAAACCAGTCCAGAATGGACCAGGAGTAGTCAATGCTGAAATAGCTTCTTCATCATCCAAATCAACACCTTCTAATTGTTGAGCATGACGATCAAGATTCTGATAAAGTTCTAACATAACACCAGAAACTCTACCAGGAGGTATTCCTGCATCTACAAAATTATAATAAGATTGAGCTAAGTTAGATGGTACATCTCCAGAAATAAAAGGGATATCCAACATAGTTTGCAAAGCAGGAATTACTTCCTCTATTACCTGTCTACTCTCTGAGAAAGACAAACCTCTTTTCTGTCCTGCTTCTTCCATTTCCTGCATCCATCTCATATGTTCTCTCATATTCCTTTGACGAGCATGTTCCATTTTTTGAACATTAACAGCTTGTCCTTGCTCATCAAAAAGATTTAATCTAATTCGTCTGAGATAAGATTCAGCTTCTATAATATTATTAAAAGTAATAGGATTTCCTGCATCATCTTTAGGAGTCTGTCCATTTGGAAGTCTTACTATAACTTCATCAGGTTGAGCTGAAAAGGGTCTTTTTAAATGAAACATTTTAACTAAATTTCCATCTTCAGTGAACATAGTAACAGGCTCTTGAGTTGAAGCAGCATTATATCTCGCAGCATCTTCTTCAGCTAATTGACGAACATAATAATTTGTCATAGCATCTAATCTTTTTAATTCCTGCAAAACTGTATCTACTTCGACATTAGCTTTTACTACTTCTGGTGCTTCATCATCCGCTGGATTATCTCTATATAAAGTTGCTGTCCCATCTTCATTATAATCAATGAAAAAAGGATTAGAAGTATCATTTACAATTCCTCGTAACATTGCTTTACCTGTAACTAAGTCACCTCTATCAAACATAGCTCGAACTTCATGTAAATCTCTTTTGAATTGTTCATGCTGTTCAATTGATTCTCCCATTCTCATTTGATTCAGTTGATTTAACAAACCTGTTTCATGCTTAATGAACTGACCAAATAACATAGAAGCTTGTAAATAATCTTCTACTGGTATGTCAGGTGGCTTATTACGTAGACTCGTCATATCGTACATCTCAATAGGATCACTAACATCTAATGCACTCCCCCATTGATTTATAAGGGAGTCAACATTATCTCTAGTTCTGTGCTGCCTTTGAATCTCATCTAAACGGAGCTTAGTTTCTTTTAAACCAGCTCTAGCTTGATAAGCTTCCATTCCACCTAAAGTAGCAGTGTCAATATCTTCAAGGGCTTCAGCACCAAGACCAGTTCTAATATCTTCTTGATGTTGCCTACGTCTTAACTGCTCATCCAATTGAGTAAACTGTTGAGCTATCCCCATACCTCTTTGTAATTCTTGTAAAAATGGACTCATTACTTTTTACCTTTTGTTTTTTGAGGAAGATTTAACATATGATTCAAATAAGAGAAACCTTCTGGTTTAGCTTCACCAAAAGCTTGACTCCATCCAGATTTGAAATTCTCTCTCAATTTTGCTTGGATAGCAGCACGAGGATCAACCTGTTGGGGTCTATGAGTTTCTTCTAACTCTCTCATAAAACCAAGACCTTGTTTTAAATTTTTTGAAAATTCACTCATGATTAACTCCTTATAGGAAATATCCTAATAGACCTACACCAGCACCTATAATTGTACCAACACCAGGACTAATAGCAGTTCCTTTCATAGCTCCATATGAAGCACCTGCCATAGCTCCCCCAGCAGCAGCACCTAATCCACCACCTAGACTTCTAGCCCCTGTAGTGGTTTGTTCATGCTTAGCTTGCATAGATCCAAAGGAATGAGCTGCTTGTCCTAAAAGTCCTCTAGCCTGATCTAACCAAGGGGGGGTTCCATGTCTCATAATTAACCTCCTAATCCTAAGCCAGCAGCAGCTTGTAATCTTCTAAAACGTTCTTGTTCACCCAACTGCCTAGCCTCTGATCTAGCCCAGGCTATGTCACCAGCTTGCTGAATACCCATTGTTGCTTGTTGAGCTGCAACTACACCACTATCAGGAGTAAGTCCCATCCTTCGTTGTTCAAGTCTTTGCTGATCTCTTACTCCTTGATGAGCATGAATTACATCTGCTTGAGCTCTACCCATCAAACCTTGAACATCAAAATGTCTTGCTTCTTGAAGGAATTGACCTGTGGTTTGAGCTGCTTCAGGAATCAATCTCCTCATAGCATCTAGTTGCATTCTTTCTGTTTCAGCTTGATGAGGGATTAATTCAGCTCTAGCTTCTAAAGCTGCAACATCAACATCCAAGCCATGTTCTTTATACCAACCAAATACCTCATCAGCCATAGTTTGTTGTTTTTCAGCAATAGCAGCCATCCGTCTGTTGTATTCTTTATCCACGCCTGTAGAGACCGTGCCTCCACTTTTACCTCCGCCCATAAGACTCCTCCTCATCAACTCTCTGATGATAATAAGTGATTAAAGCAGGTTCTGTTTTACCTGTATAATAGTTATAAATTCTATCAGGTTCAACACCTAATACCCTCATACCAGATTTCTGCACTAATTTACATGCAGTTCTATTATAGAGAGGTGTAACCCCTCTAATTAATCTAAAATATTTTGCTATATGTTCTAAACCTGATATAGCAACCCTTAAAAGATTTTTTCCTACATTATTGAAAAAGCAAAAGTGGACTCTACAAGATGAACCTTCAAAATTATTAATCCAAAAGAAACCTACTGGCCTATCATCTTGATTCATAAAAACATACAACCAATTATCTAGTCTTTTAAACATTAAAAGAAAATCATCAGGTGTTTTTACACTTCCATCATAAAAAACCTGTTCCAATTTTCCTTCTGATTTCATCAAAACAAATAATTCATAAATATCAGAATCCTTTAAAGTTCTGATACCATCAACTTCCAGATATGGAATTATCTGAATCATCTTGCTTATCCTTTTCAGTTTCTTGAATGATTTGCCATATGGCTTGTATCATCCCATTTGCTAATTCAGGTGTAAGCCTGCTATGCAGATTGTTCTGAAAAATAGTTATGACCCTTTCTTTCTTTTCCATTTTGACCTCCTATTAATTTCCTATTGCCCACCAAGTCACTTCATCACCAGAAAGAACAGTGCTTTCTGCGGTGGTTTTATAACCATAAGTGTCCCATGTTGCTGTAAAACCCTGAAACGATCTAAGATAATCTGTTACAGCTACAATTTTTAATCTAAATGAATGAGTTCCTTTAGAAACATTAATTGAACCTGAAACGGTTCTTATTAATTGTTTATGTGCTGCTAAATCAGATAATTCAGTTTGACCAATTCCATCTACCTCAATATAAACTCTAACTCTAATCCAACCCAAATTATTTCCCTCATAATTATATGCATCATAATTACATGATATACTTATTTCAGTAGTATTAGCAGGAGTAGTTTGCCATCCCCATGTTTTAGTCCCCCATCCTGTTAAAGTAGTATCTACTGTTCCAGTAAAATCCGCAGAACCCGTATGTAACATAATTTGTGGTTTAAAATGAAATTCTTTTGTAACAGGATTTAAACCATCACCAATTGCAGCCCAACCAAAAGTTAAAAATTGATCTTGTGCTGATCCATAAACATGATTAAAAATTATCATTTGATGAGGAGCTATAATAATATTAGGATTCTCTCTCCAAGGTCCAGGTACTATTACTTCTTCATCATTTTTAGCTACACCAAATTCTATTTTCCTTAAATTTTTATGTGCCTTATGTGTATCAGTAATTGGATCATACATAAAGAAATCAATATCACCATCATGGATTCTACAATAATCACTTTGATGAGCAGGATCATCATGTCCAATTATAATATCAGCAGCAGCTGAAATATGAGTACCATCAATCTCATTAGCTTGGATATGTGAGGCATTGATTTGATCAGCTCCAATATGTCCAGCCATTATAGAATCATCTTGAATAATAACTCCAGCTAATCTTATTTGATCTTGATCTATGATAAAAGGAATTCTGTTCTTAGCCGGATTTCCATCTGGATGAGCAATCCAAAATTTATCTACTACTACCCCAAATTCAGTAGTTTGACCATTAGCTAAATTGGGTTTACTTATAAGTCCAAATCCCGCAACATGACCATTAGCATTTACTTTCACAGAATATTTTGCATGAACACCTGTATCTTCATGAACAATTAACTCATGTGTTGTTTCAATTGAACCTTCTAAATCTCCTACATCAACAAATAAAGTGTCAATACGTGAAACTTCTCCACTTAAATCATCAGCTACTGCTTCAATTTGACTTGTATAAGATGCATGATTATCACTAAATTCAGTCCATACAGCATCAAATAAAGATGCATGAGCTTCATTAGCTGTGACATGAGTAGATATTTCAGTAGAAACATTAGCAACTTCACCATCAACATATGAAAATACATTATCAAAACGATTAGCATGTGCTGAAACATCATCCACATGTGTATCCATAAAGGTTTCAACAACACCTATTCGAACATCTACTTCACCCTTAATGTAAGATACAGCTTTTAACTCAATTTGACCTGTATTAGGATCTACATGAATTGTAGCATCTGTCACTTCTTTTTCTAAAGCCAATCTCTCATATCTCTCATTAGCTTCTGAAACATATTCCATAATGGATAATGATAGAGCATCTAAAAGGTCTTTAGGTGTATCAATAGAGGATTTTAAATCAGGATATAAACTCCCTTCTCTGATTTGACCCTCTAATAGTTCTACAGTTTCTTGAATTAACTCAGCATAACTAGCAGCTCCAGGAGCAACTTCTCCACCCATAGCATCAGGTGGAACCCAAGTAGAATATAATCCACTATAGCTAACTGCTCTCATCCAATACCATTTATCAATCAAGACAGTAGAAGCATTAAGAGCATGGAAATAAGTCTCAATTGGATGAGGTACAGAAGCTAATTTAGTAGCTGAAGTCCTGTCATTAGAAGTGTGATACCAAATCTCATAATACCAAACATCAGCAGAAGGGGATTGAGTCCAATATAATCTATTTCCTAAAGTCTCTTGTACAATATGAAAATTAGAAGGTGGTTTAGGAATAGATCCATCTGTAGACACAACAGGCCCATAAGGTGGTGTGTCTTTCACTGTCTTAGCAAAATCCACATGTGCTAAGTCATCAAAAGTGACATAAGCCTTTCCAAATGTAGACCTATAACCCTCTCTAACCTCTAAGAGTTCTTTAACTTTGTCAAGAAAATTCTTATCTTGAGGAGATGGAAGTGAAATTCTTTCTCTATTAAATGGCATTTAATGCCTCCATCTGATTTGCTAATGCAAATCCATGCCATTTAGTTGTACCTTTTAATTCAATCTCATATTCCTGTGGTCTGAATCCTACAGGTAATCTTATTGATTTATTATGATCAACTGTCTGATCAAACACTACAACGCCATCAGCCCAAATTTTTACATCTGAATCTCCTGATGCACCCCCTATTTTAAAACAACCATAATTAATTTTAGGGACTCTGAAAATCTTACTCTTCCATGTAAAAGTTATATCTGATCCCCCATCAAATTCATAAAGATCTCTATTTCCTGGAGAAGTTTGAAGTCCTAAATATAGCTTATCATTTGAAGCTAAATGATAACCAACTACAAAATCATAAGGAAGATCAAATGAAGTTACATAAAGCTGATCTCCTGCTAATGTCAACATAAATCCTTTATCATCCCCATCAAAAAATCCTATATAAGAATTTCTGAAATAGAATCCATGTAAATTTTCTAAATCAAATTCATTCCATTGATCTCTAGTCCAGACATTAGCAGTTAAAACATCTACTCCATTATAAGTAGCTATACACAATCCATCTCTTGAAGCAAAGAATACTCCTTGAGCTGTACTGACAATTGAATGAGTAGCTACACAGCTATGAGTTTCAGAAAGTTTTCTTTGATGAAAAGCTCCTGGAGAAGCTCCTTCAAATATGTAAACTTTATCTTCACTGAAAGCAACTGGAGTTCCTCTAATGTGTCCTACTCCAACTGCTGGAGAATCCATCATATATCTGTAACCAATAGGCCACGCATAAGGAAGCCAAGGTTCTGCAAAACACATTTGTTTATCTGAAGTTCCACCAATTAATCCATGAGAGAAATCTGTTAAATATTTTAAATCACTAGGAGGAGGAATATGTTCCATTGATTCCAAGGGGATAAATAAATCTGCATCTCTCATTCCATCTTTTGCTGTAGCAATATCAGCCTTTGGAATATCATATCTTATATTATTATCTGCATCATATTTTAGAACACCAGCAGTAGTTTGATAAGGAACTAATAACCAATTCCTTGTAGAAGCCCCACCTACTGCCCTATAAAGCCTATAATGTGTCACATGATCATCACTATTATCTGATAAACCAGTGAATTCACTAACAAATTGATCTTCATAAATATCTACTAACCCTGAGGGTTGAGAAGGAGCTGATTCTTCCCCCCAAGCTGTAACTCTTGTGTAGATATAAACAGATGATCTGATGATATTATCTCCTGCTGTTCCTCCTAATGTAAGAGTAGGGCCAGTAGTAGGTCTTGGCACACCTAGATCCATCGCACCTATATGATCATCAGCCTTTCTTCCTCTACCTGTTGACCAGGTATAATAATAACGATTATCTTCACTTATTATAGGAGAATGGATTAAACTCACTCTTGCACTTCTTTCTAACCAAGCTCCTCCGATAAATAATAAAGCTTGTGTATTTGAATTCAGATTATCTTTAAATGATGGGCCTCTTAAAGACCTACAATCTCCTTGTTCTAAAACACAATTTTCAGCTTTCTGAGCTTGATTATCTTCCAATAGTCTTGGATTATATTTAGGGAGTTCTCCCTGTGGAACTAAAACTTGAATCATTTTACTACCTTATATTCCTATTGCTAAAGGAACGTATTTATTTGCTTGTACTCTGACTTCTTTCCATTTTGCAACTGTAGCTGAACCACCATCAAATTTATGTCGAAAAGTGATAATATCACCTATATCTACATCAAAATCTCTGGTAATGGTTGCCCAAGTAGCATTAGTAGAATTTGTAGCACCCTGAAGAGCTCCATTTTTTAATATTCCAACTATGGAATTCCCTGTACCTGAATGTCTTGCATGACTTACATGACATCTAACTCTACCTGGAGCAAAAACTCTACAAGCAAGAGATCTACCCTTATGTGTAGCAGAAGGGCTCCTCATTCCAGGATCATAGGGCATCCAATCTATACCATCGGCTCCCTCCAAAAGATATTCTTCTTCTAATAGATAAAAAATAACTGTATTACCTGCTGCATAAGATTCACACATACTAATCCTATGCCAATCATTCCAACTACTCCCTGCTCCATTCCTATAATATAATTCATCTGTTGTAGAAGTATCAGCATTAGACATTAATTGCCAAGCAGCATAATTACCTNNCCAACCCTTACAAATAAATCCACCACCCCAATTTGGTCCTTCCCAACCTTGACCAAAAATAGGAGTTATAGCNTTATTTAGAAAATTATCATTTGGATCAGGAGTATAAGCATTAGATGTATCTGAACCAGGAAAATCATCTGGTTCTCTACAATCACCTACATATAATTGTCCATGATCAGGAGGATTAGAAGCATTTATATGATCTTCAAGAGCATCTCCAGTAAGAACATCTTCACCGTTTATTTTCACATTCTTACTGAATTCTACATCTCCACCTGTACCAAAATTTACAATCTCATCATCATTATGCCAAACTGCCCAAGGATTACCACTTACATGACTTGATAGAGCTAAATGAGCTGTAGGAGCACTAGCACCTCTCCTTCTAATAGAAAAATTACGATGTACATTAAATGAAATTGCTTGATTACCATCAGTATCTAAAGGTCTTTGAACAATAAGTCTATTATCAAGTCGTGCAACTCCATTAACATGAAGTTTACTTGCTGGGCTAGTTGTTCCAATTCCTACATTTCCAGTTGTTTCAAGATTTATATCACCATTATTAATATTTATAACTCTAAGCTTATCATCTTCAGCAGCAATCATGCTACGAGATAAAACATTCTCTATATTTGCATCCCATTGTATTAACTCTACAGCCGCACCACTACTATTATGATTCCTTGCAACTTTAATTACACTAGCTGTATCAATTAAATTAATAGGTCTAAAAGCATCTACTCCTGCTGTTTTATTATAATCAAGAGCATTACCAATATTAGCATGACCTAAACTATTACCAGCAATTAATCTCCCTTGTAATAATTGATGACCATCTATATGAAGTCTTTGCTTAGGTCCAGTAGAATTCCCACCTGCGTTAATTCCTAAATTTCCTTCTTTAGATAGAACTAAAGCATATTCTTTATCTTCTGTGTCTATTGATAAATGACCAAAACCTAAACTAAAATTCCATGTACTAGCATAACTTCCAGTTCTTTCAATAATAAATTGTGATCTAAATGCTGAATCTTTTAAATGAATTCCTTTACTTTCAATACTTTGAATTACAGTTGGATCATTATCTTGAAGATAATTACCTAATTCATTAGCTAATTCTGTTTCTGTTACATAATCAGAGAGATCAGGAATTTCAGATTCAAGAACTAAATCTTCTCCATCTACTGTGGGTCTTTTCTTAAAATCTACATTTCCACAATAAATAGAGTGAGATGCATTACAATTATATTCTTGAACATTACTTACTTCAGTTAAATCTATAGCTTCTAAATAGAGTGTTCCATGATAAGTTCCAGTAAAATACCAATTATTAGGATAACTCCAAGTAACTCCTGTTATTTCTAATCCATAATAAATTATACTCTCATGGGTAAAAGTGACTATCCTTCCTGTCATTGCACTTCTACCCAGCCAAAATTTAGCATCAAAACTAGGTCTATCTCCGAAAGTTACATCAATTATAATATTATTAGTATGAGATGAAGAAATAGCTCTATTACCTGAGATTCTACCTCTTAATATTACTGTATCGTCATTCAAAGCAGCTATTTTTATAACTTGATGAGTTGAGTGACCTGCTGATGGAAATTCATAATCCCATAAACTAGCTCCATCTGATAAATTCCTAACTGGAGGTTCTTGAAATGTAATTTCATCTGTAAAATTACGAGGTGCATCTTCATCAAATACAGAAGCCATAGCTTCTAATTTAGCAGGACATGCTATGAGAATCGTTCCACCTACAGGAGTAGTGAAAGGGTATTTACCATCATTATTAGGACCACCATCTACTACTCCTTCATGCCAAGCATAGAGTTCATCTTCTCTCGTATGCCACTTATTTAAAAGAGTAGTGATACGAGCAGCTAAAGACGCTGGAACTGTTGAAGTGAAATTCCTAATGATGAAATAATCAATCTCACTCTGAGTAGCTTCAGCATAATTAGTTCGTAAAGTTAATTCTGTATCATCTACAACAACTTCAACTTCATAGAATTTTTCTCCATCAATAGAGAAGAGATCACCCATATCAACTTGAGTTTCCCAAGCTGTATTATGACCCTGCACTGTAGCAGATCCGTTTGTAACGGTTACTGAGCCCGTTCTATACCATGCGCCCATGCTTTACCTTTGTCATTAGATGAAGGTTTTGACCCTTGTTTTCTCATCTCATTTCGTTTTGAAAGTGCTTGTTGAAGTCTAACTTCATTTGGTTTAATCTCAGTTCTTGACTCTTCAGGACGATTCCCTTGATTTAACCATTGTCTAACCATTTGATAATGAGAATTTCCTTCTGATTTAGGAATATAAAATTTATCATCAACAATAAAATAAAGAGGAGTTTCTCTCACTTTATGAATCCAATTTAATTGCCTATTCATTAGTATATCTCCGCATCTAAATCAACATGTCCCCACCAATTAATAGGTCCAGCAGCTTCCGATTCAATAGAGAAATGTCCACCATTTTCCCAAGCTCCATGAATTTCTAATGAAGGAGAAGCTGGAATATTAGTTCCTCCATAAATCATAGGAGTAACTGTAGGCCAATCTCTCATATAAGGCCAAGTTATAGGACATAGAGCTGCCATATCATCTGCTGCTGCTCCTGCATAACCAGAAGCTGATACAGGAATATCAAATTGTTGATAACGTTCACATAGCATTCTCTCTTCAGCAGGTGGTTTTCTTTCAAAAGGAGAAAAACCAGGACCAAATTCAAGTTGAACTTGATTAAATTGATAATCTATATTAGCTGCATCTCCTAGAGTGAAAACAAATATTAAATCTAAACCATTTATCACATCCGTTGAAAGTGAAGGGAGTGAAAAATAAAGCCAATCAAATTCATTTTGTGGCCCTATTGTAAAAGAAGCATAATATTCTGAAAATGTGCTATAATCATCAGGAGCATGAGGGATTCTTAAAATTATATAAGGAGTTCCATGTGCTGAAGAATTTCTTCTACAAGCAAATGAAAGTGAAACATCCCTCCCAGCTAACATTCTAGCAAATGTTGATTCAATTGGTTGTCCTATTGCAATAAATTCAGCATTCCCATAAACTCTTAATGAATATCTATCTGTAATAGAAGCAGTAGTAGTTGATCTATCCACATTTGCTGTTACGGATTTTCTCCATCTCCTTGCTGTATATTCTACTACACTACCAGTAAATGGAAAATTTAAATTCCAAAAATCAAAATTACCATTAATAACAAAATTCTTTCTGGATATTCCAGGAGTCCAGAAATTATTAAATAGGGCTTGACCAGTAAAATGACAATTACCTTCAAATGTCATATCTCCTGGTACTGTATCTCCAGCTTTTAAAACAAAAGTTTCTTCTCCTATTTCTCCTGCATCCACAATAGATTGGAGTTTAGCTGGACTAGATATTAAAACTGTAGTTCCTGTAGCTGTAGTAAAGGGATATTTTCCATCTCCATTAGGACCACCATCAGCCGTTCCACCATGCCAATTAACCCATTCATCCTCTCGAACATGCCATCTTTCTAGTAATTTCAACATCTTAGCAGCAACGGCTGCTGTTAAACCAGATGTGAAATTTCTAATGATAGCGTAATCCAAATCTGTATCTGTTGATCCTTGATAGGGAGTACGGAGTTTTAATTCCATATTCCCTATAACTTCATCAATTTCATATAAAGGACCATCAGGAGGTAAAAGAAAAATATCCCCTTTTTTAACTGTAGCTGTCCAAGCTGTATTGACACCAGTCACTATTTGACTGTCATGCTCAACATTAACTTTTCCAGTTCTATACCAATTACTGTGAATAGACATTAAACAAATCTCCTCGGCCTCACTCGTAATGAGTGAGTAGAGAAATTCTTAGCCATCTGAATCTTGGTNCTCATAATAGCCTTATTGAACATCTGAGTATTCAATAATGCCACATCAAAATTAGTCCAAGGAGTCCCAGGCAAACTGAGTAAACGAGAATTGGCTCCATATCCTATCACTTCCGCATATGTTTTATAAAACCATTCAGGGCAATCTGTAGCATCATTTGAAGGACACAGAACAACCCTAGCATCAACAGTTTTAGTCTCTTTAGCTTTATGCATTAATATTGCAGTGTCTTCTCGAATGATGAGATCATCAGACACTTTATCTTTATCATCTTCAATATAACTTAGAATAGCAATGAGTCTTGTGTGAGGAGGGATATTAACTTGTACAACTCGGTCATCAACTACCATCGGAAAATCAACTATTTCTCTCCAGATCCAAGTCTTTTCACAAAACTCGATGGTAGTATCTCTGACCGCATCAATTAGATAGGGGTAGGGAGCATGTTTTAAATGAGAACCCACATAAGGGAAAAATTCTTTCCATTCTACTGACATAATTATCCTCTATCATGCATACTCTTCATAGGTTGAGTTATATCGGTTTCCAATTTAATTCCCATAATTTCAGCCGCTACTTGCATACAACCCATAGCTTTTTGCCAATTAGCATCATCCGTATCAGATGCAAACACTTGATATAAAACAAGTTCTATTAAAGCAGGAGCATACAGATCTGAAATAGATAGAATTGTAGCGGGTGAAGTGACATAAGTTGGTACTTTAGAAACTAAAGCTTTCAACTGTTGATCAGCTTTATCAGGTTTAGGAATTACAAAAAAGCTCCTTGGATTTTGAAGCCTATCATAAACCCAATGATAGACATTTCCTTCTTTAGTTACCCAATATGGTGAATAAGCATCAAGATCTTTTCTTTCAATACGAGTAACAGCATTTTGAATAGCACCATGTTCATCCATAAAGAAATAACAATCAATTAAAGCAAGATCTGTTCCTGCTAACTCTTGTTTTAAATCTTGAACTAGAGTAAAATCTTTTACTTCTGCTGTTGCATCAGGTCTTTGAAGAGCTATAGTCAATAGACCTTTATTAATAAATCTCTCTAAGCTTAATTCATGATCAGTATTAGGAGAATCCCAAGGCCATCTCCTTACGGCTGTCATATCTTGAAGCCTAGATGAAACTACTGCATAAATATCATCTGCTTGCATTAATCATACCCCTCTTCTAATTGCCAGATATAATCCAGCAGTAAACGTGTATTATCCCCATCTAAACAAACACCTCTAGGACATTTAGGATTTTCTTGAATCTCCAGAATCGGTTTCACTGGTTTCGGAGGCAGGGGCTGCGTTGTCGTTGTTTGCAGACACCCTGCCACCAAAATGGTCATGGAAATTAAACATGCGCATATGATGCGCCATCCCTTATTTGATAAACGGTTCCTGGTGTACATTTATAAGCCCTCGCCTCATTATGAATCCTCTTTATTTTTATCTCGTTGGAAATGATCTTGGAAAGCCCCTTTTGGATCAGAAGCTGCCTTATCCCGTTTTTCCTGTCTCTCATCATAATCATATTGACGACCCCTCTTATCAAGCCAATCAAAAATATAGTGAATAATTTTAGGCAACACCTGCCATAAGGTGACTTTCCAAGGCATGGTTATTCCTCCCTACCAAAGATCTTTCGTACCTTAGTACGAACCCTAGCCACCTGATCATCAGTGATATTCTTATCCTCGATGATCTCAACAATCAACCTTGCCAACCGCTTACCTTCAGCGTACTTCTCACCGAACAGACCAGCCAGAATACCCAGGATAGCGGTAATAGCCATAGCCGTAATGTAATACCATTCCATTTCTAATCACCTCCTAAATTAAAATTGCCGGAATGGACTCAGAGCCCTAGACCTTGCTCCTTTACGAGTAGGACACAAAGTAACTAAATTATTCAGCCTTTGAATAAAAGTGAACGGATCAGTTTTTACCTTAGTTGTCTTATTGAAATAACCGTCAACAACAACAACCACTGTTCCATCTTCCTCAATACCTACATCTGTAACCTTAGCTTCCCTAAGATTTTTATCCAATACTTTAATTTCCATCTGTAGCCTCCCATTTACTAAAGCCTTCATATTCAAAGTTTCCAGAAAATTCTTTGACGGCTTCAAAAATCCCTTCATCGTCCTGGATTCTGTTTCTTTCCCCAATTCTTAAGTTTAATCTGCTTGATCTTCTTAAAATCTGGGGGAGGGCTAAGTTTTGCGGGTTGGTTAACGTGTTTAGCAACTTCTTCCAAAAATCTTTTAGCATCCTGGCCCGATAAAACTGGCGTAGGAGCTATTGGTAGTGCCATGTCCTCCGCCTCCTTTGGTTTAATTGTTAAACTATATTATACTATATATAAGTGCTGATTATATGGTTGTCTATTTGGAGTCAATCTGTAGCCTCCCATTTACTAAAGCCTTCATATTCAAAGTTTCCAGAAAATTCAATAGAGCTATAATTTTTATAATTATCTTCTTCTGGTCCCTTATTTAAGAAATGACCAGCAGCAAATCCAGCTCTACCGTCTGTACCTTTCATTTCAACTTCACTCAAAAGATAACCTTGATTCATATCTAATTGAGTAGCATAATAAACTTCTCCTTCTGGTCCTTGATAATAACCACCAGTTGCAGCTCCAGCAAGAGAACTTGTTCCAACAAGAGCACTTTCATCATCAACTTCAGTAGCTACATATCTCACACCAGTACGAGAATCCCAAAGAGTCATCCAACCTGAAGATCCAAAATGAGTAAAAGTTTCTAAATCACTTCTACTACCTGCTACACCTGTAGCTACAAATCCATCAGATCTAAACATTCTTACGCTTTCACGATGTTTAACTTCTTCTCCATAAATAACATCTTCTTCAACAAATTTTTGGAATCCCTTAAGAGAAGTTTTATAGACAATATTACCACCATTCACTACACCTTGAGTTTGAAATACACTCTGTTGTGCAAAAGCATTACTGACCAATCCATAGGTTGAAAAACCTACGATAAAGGAAAGTACAAACACTGCCAAAAAATAAAGAAACCTGTTCATTTTAACCTCCAATTAACGATAGGGAACCTGTAAAATACCATATGCCATTTTATCCCATATTCTACAATCAATATGTAGCCATGTGGGAGTATCTTTTTCAATACAGGTGATGAATCTAAATTCATCTTTTAGAGGATTACTCACAATGATATGTCTTATCTTATCATAATCATCTTCATTTCTAAATTTAACATCAAATCCCCTACCATGAGAATGTTGGCTAGTAGGAGAATAATATTGACTATTTGGAGTGCGTAAACCTGATTGTTCAAATCTCCCACCCCAAAGCCAAGTGTTTACATAAGCAGGACCAAATATCTCCCTTAACCTATCTAATGAATATAAAGACCTAGCATCCAATTGCTGCCATACTATGTGTTGTCTTCCTCGAAATTGATGGAATAACTCAGGAGGTACTAACTCCTCAATCCTAAAATAATCTGGTTTATAATGAGTCATTAATTCCCTCCATTAATCAAATCTGAAAAATCTATGTCCAAAGGCGTAGGTCCACTAAATAAATTATACATGACAATAGTAGCTAAAGGAACTAAGAAAATAAAAGCAATTGCCCAAAGAGTTTTCTTTAAGGCTTTATGTGATTGACATAAATTAGAATATTCTTTATAGGTGACACAAGACTCTCTTCCATGTTCTAAATCATTTATTCTTGCTTCCAATGTATTATGTTTAATTTCACATTGAGCAGCCGGTACTGAATTACTTAGAGACTTCTCTACTAAAGAAGTTAGAGATTTAACATGAGTTTCCAAACCTACCAATTGCAACTGAATAGCCTTAATATTCTCATCTTGCTTATCCAATTGTTTAAAGAGAGTCTTTGTGTCATAAGTTAATTGTTCAGGAGTCTTCGCTATGTTGTTCATATCTCTCCTCGTTAAGTTTTTCATAGATTTCCATAACGAGAGCAGGATTCTTCTTATTTGCGATTTCGCTAATCTTTAACTCTTTAGCTTTCTTCATCAATTCATATCGAGGCATAGCTTCAATTTCCTTTAAATCCACACCCTTGTCCTCATGAATGACTCCATTCTCATCAATATTGACAACTTCATGGTCAGGTTTCTCTACCAATTTTGGATTAAAAGTGTATAACCTACCTGTAGAGATCTTTCTTATCATTTGTCTCATTAAATCATCCTCTCATAAAATACAACAGCGGAAAAAGAACCTTGTGCATCAAAAACATGACTACCTGGATCAGATTCTCTTTGAATTATAATATTAGCTACACCAGTTGTAATTGGAGAAGCTGTATTAGGATTAAACATGCTCATGTATTTTACACCTGCTGTTACAGGTCTATCAACAACAATAATTTGATCAGCAGCTTCAGCAGTATATAGAGCTCTCCAATTGTGAGATAGATCATCAGCAGGAGATTCACCATTTACTCTAACAATAGCTCCTAATACCCTTGTCGCAGCAGGGACTTCAACTTCAAGAGTGATAGTATGAACAGCAGTTACATTGACATTCTCTTTAATGGCAAATTGTCTGCTATATCCTCCTAAAGCAGATTCTGAACGTATATGAGCACTAAAANTCCCATATAGACCTGTAATAGAAGTCATGTTTATAAGACTTCCACCAAATGCTTGAAGATTTGTAATATCACCAAGATCAAGAGCATGAAGTACATTAGCAATTACAGTCTGACCATAAATCTCATGCCACCGATGAGTAGCAGTTCCTAAATCCTGTCCACCATCTACTCGTGGACTTAATGATCTATCTTTAGGCATAACATTTCCTTATAAGGGGGGATTTACCCCCCTATTTTTACAGTTCATCCATTTGGATATAATAGACCACCGCTTCTATAGATCCCCCAGCATCGAAATCATCGACTCCTGGATTACTATCTCGTCTGATTAGAATATTAGCAGATTCCGTTGTAACATGATAATCAGTAGGATCAGCACCAAGCATTTCAATTACTGATCCAGTAACCTCACTTTGAGCAGCTGCATCACCTAAAATAGTATTACCATCAATAAAATCCCAGTTCCATTCATGGGAGATAGTTTCCTTAACTCGGATTGCATATCCTAAAATCAAACTAGGGAACGGTACATTAACAGGGATCTCAATATCGGAATCATTGGTAACATTAGCAGTGGCTCTTACCCTCCCGACTTCAAATCCATGTCCTACAAGTGCTGAAAAGCCCTTGTTAACTCCACCTAGAGTTCTCCCTCCGTCTGATCTAGGAGCTACACTTCTCGCTCTAGTTCTAGCCATTTTATTCTCCTGTTATTTGGGGGAGGAATCCCTCCCCTTTAAGTTAACCTTGGATGCAAAACAGAGATACTCTGAGTTTACCTGTACAATTCACAGCCGTTATCAAAGTGAGCCATACTTCTTCTTCTTCATCAGAGATGTAGTTTTGAAGATCATCATGTTCAGTCTCAAAAAGAGGAAGAAGTGCACTATTTAAATCTTCATTTTCCATGATGTCGTCTTCACCAGGTTCATCCCCAAGTCGGAATACTGCCGCACCAGCAACAGTAGTCCCACTAAAAATAGCAGCTCTGATAATACAATTGGGAGGAAGATCAAAGAGATGCCAAGCGTCTTCATCATCCGTAGTTACATCTGCAAAATCAACTTCAGTAGTAACTACAAAAGCCTTATCAATAGCTTGCAGACCTTTCGGACCTTCACTATATGCATAAGTGTATTCAGCCATTTTTTATTCTCCTATTGTTATTCGGGGGGAATTAACCCCCCTGTTTTAATTAGCCTTTGGCAGCGTAAAGAACAGTCATAGCTTCAGGTACAACCACTTTGTAGCCGTAAACATTCAGTCCACGAACCAGGTTAGCAAAGGTACGCTCAGACATTACATTCTGAACCTTTACAATCTGGTTAGCAAAAGTAGTTGAACTAATATGACCAGCCATAATATCGAAGCAACGAGGAGCCCCAGCCGCACCAGCATCTATAGCATTATGAACGTTGTTACTCATATAAATGGTAAAACGATCAATAACACCAATCTTGCCGTTCCTCAGCGGAGTGATCTTGTCACCAGTCATAGAAGCATCCTGAAGATCAGACTTCTTGATCATACCCGTAAACCAGGCAGGAGCTACAAGCCAACGATTCTCAGACGGAATATCTGCTTCATCTAGAACTGTCCCCATATCAACAATGTAATCCAGAATGTTATCAGCAGTGACAACCGCAGGAAAACCAGTTATACCCAAATCATATGCTCCAGATATACGACCAGCAGTAGCACCAGTATTATCTGCATCAGCATCAGTGTAGATATCTGACAAAATACCCCTGTCAATATAGTTCCTCATTTGCTCTGAAGCATCCTTAGACCACATCTCCATCAGCCCAATGTCACTCTGATAAGCATCAATGTCATCAACAGCAACGTTGAAATAGTGAGCCTTATCAATCAGCAACTCAAGCGGAGGATTATCAGGATGATCAATATTCAGGATCTGTCCTTTTACATATTCATGAATCGTAACATCAGGAATGGTACGAATCCAAACCTTATCGCCCTGGTTCTTAATTTCACCCTCATACTTGTTGTTGGTGATGTCATTAAAAACCGAAGCCGTATAGAATTTCTCATTAAGCTGACCGCTCCAAATTTCCCACTAAACTTATGTTTAGCCTGACTGTCGCATCAGTTCATTTAATTTCTGAACTGTGGAATCGTTCAGTCGATGCGGGTCTCGTTTCATGGCTTTCAGTTCTTCAACTCCTAAGCGTCTTACTTCCTCAGTGACGTGCTTTCCCATCATATTATCAATCCACCAGATAGCAAATTTAGCTTGCTCTTTCTTTATGATGAGATGTTTAAATATATTCTGAAGGAACTTTCTTAATGGTGTTTTACCTGTCAGCAACCAAGTGTGTGCTGTTTGCCAATTAGGATTTTCTTTAAATCGTCTCTTTGTATCGAGATGCCCTCCGAAGTTAGCAACAAATTGTGGGATTAATATTTCTCCTGCTGGGCCACTAAAAGTCATTCTAAGTCTTGGCCTACAGTAAAAAGTCCCATCTCTTTTGTCTCTACTTGCTTGCATGTCAATACAACCTTCACCATCAACAAGTCCTGCCATGTATTTCCAACTGTGACGCTTCATGGTTTCGCCTCCCGAACTGCGTAGTTGTTCAATCGAGTTCCCTCTGGTTAGCTTTCGCCTTCCAGTTTTTTAGATTCCATTTAACATTCCCAAAATTATAGGTTAGGAATAAAATTTCCTGAAAATTGCGGATAGCCTGCTACAGTTCCTACTGCCATTGTTCTTCTCCTTTATATACTCATGGAGAGATTCTTCCCTCCCTTTGAGCTAAGAATATTTTCTGTTTCAAACGGTATGCATCTTTTTCACTATACACCCCCTGTTTTATATCATCATAAACCTTAGTAATCTCATCCCTAGTCCACTGTTTCTTTTTATTCTGAGTAACCTCACCAGTCCTAGATCGAGGAGGAGCAACTTGTTTTTCCACTTCTTTCTTATCAACACGAGGCTTCTCAACAGGTTTAGGTTCAGGTTCTACTTCTGGTTCCTGTTGATATTTATTAAAAAGGGTTGCATATCCGTTATATACCTCTACCGCTCTTTCCACATCCCTTTCATTAGCAATCTTCTGAAGATCAATCCCCATCCGACTTACCCAAGAAAGGAAATCAGGATCAGCATCTTGTTCGGTAAACTGAGGAACTTGCTTCTTAACTTCATTCAAGAATGTCTGGTATGTAGTTCTATCTGAAGTTTTATGAACAGTTGTAACCTGCTCTTTTAATTGCGAATTCTCTTCTTTTAGATTATTCACAGTCTTCATCAAACTAGACACCTGCTGAACTAACTTCTTCATATCATCGCCATATTCTTCAAAGTCATTAGGATTGATGTCTCCAAACTCTGGTTGGTCATCTACCTTCTTTGTACTGGCTTTAAGTTCAGCCACTTGATCTTGAAGTTCCTTGAGTTCCTTCTTATATTCCCGAATCTGTGCTGTGTATCGAGGAACATCTGCATCATACATCCCTCTAAGGGTGTTGTACTTCTGCTTCCAATGTTCTACTGTGGACTCTTTATCCACTACTTTTTTCTCGACTTCTGGTTCAGGAGGTTCCTGTTTAGGCTCAGGTTCTTCTTTCTCTTCTTCTGACTGAGTTTCCTCTTCTTCAGGTTCCTCTTTGTCAGGTTCATCCTCTTCAGGTGAAATAGTCTCTCCTGCTTTCTTCTTTGCAAGCTCTTCTTGCATTTCCTTTGCCTTGTCAAGTCCGTCCTGAATGTGCTTTGGTAATGTCATACCATCTCCTTTAGGTAAAACTTTATGTTTTTATCCTATTCAAATAAACATTTTCAAAGAAAATGCCTATTTTCCTACAATCTTATAAGCCTGAGCCTTTTTCTCAAAAAAGTCGCTCAAGACTCTAACCGCCCCTCTATATTCAAAAACCTCGTTAGTCGTGCTAGCATTCTTAACGAGCATTTTGTTTAAGTGTTCCAATTCATATTTTAACCATCTTTCAACCACTTGCCAATCCGAATTATTGTCTAAGCCCATTAAAGCTCTTCCAATCTTTTCATCTATTTTACGAATCATAAAGTCTCTCCAGCATAGTTTCTAGCTCTTCCCATAGGAGGACCAGGAGTTTGAGCCTGACCTGCCTGTTCCGCTTCTGGAGAAGGAGCCTGTGCCATAGCTTGAATCTCAGCATCTGAAGGAATTACATCATCTATTCCAACATCTGCTCCCTGTAAAACCTTCCTAAACACATCAGCAATTCCTGGCATACCAGCTAATTGACTTAGATGTGGGCTAGCTAGAATAAGTTGTAACAATTCAACAAGTCTAACTTGTTTTTGTTCCTTAGCTACCAACGCTGAAGAACCTCTAGCAATGATCTGAATATCACCTGCATATCGAAGATTGAAACCTTCTTCATAAAGCATACACCATTGATATAAATGCATAATCATTGGTTTAATGATACCCTGATCAATATTTCTAACAACCTTTTTGATTCCTCTAGCAGCATTATCCATCATCATAGAAAATCCTGTAGCAGTAGAAAGAGGTCCACCTGTTTCTCTACTACCATAAGCATAACGAGGGATGCCGCTCTTAGTATCTGCTTCCTCAGAAAATTTTGTATAAACTGCTATGAGTTCATTAGCATAACTTGGAGGAGCAAAAAACCAAATAGGTTGTCTACCACCTGCACTCGTTGGTCCTTGACTTAAATCAAAAGGCCAAACTTTTAATGGAAAAATATCTGTGTAATTCTCTCCTTCTGGCATAGTTGAAATATCTACACCAATTTGTGGACCTGCTGCAATAGCCATATTATCAGCTAAATTACGAGCAGAAGCATTACACATTACCTGGCTGTCTCTAATAACTTCAGGGAGACCTATTCCCCAAAATTGACCAGATAATTCTCTAAAAGAAGCTTTAAAAATTGGTTTACGTCCTAAAGGATTAGGATTCAAAACTGCTTTAATGATCTTATCTTTTATCAACCACAATTCAATAGAATAATCTTTCTCTGATGTAAGATCTGTCATCCCCCAATCAAGCAATTTGTCTCCAGGAACCTCTCCCCAAAACTGGAGGGCATCTATCTTTCCTTCAGGATCATCATCCTTCCTTTCTCTCCCTTCTAGATTATCTCTTGTATTATCTGAATAATCCAACCAATTATAATTTCCACCATCTGAAAGATCTTCAAGGAGTTCATCTATAACATCTGTCAAATAACCTTCTACTCCTCTAAGAGAATATAAATGGCTACGAGTGAGACGATGCTTCTTAATGAGATAACCATCATCCATCCCTGTAGCTGTGGGGGAAGGATATATATCAAAAGGACTTACAGCATCATATTCTTTAACAAAATCAATTTCTGTAACAGGAATGCCATTTCTCCATTTCAGAACTGGCTTCTGACGGATAATTGGTCCTTCCAGAAAAGCTGCTTTAAAAGTTACGAAATAGAATAAGAAATCTCTGAAAGGTATTCTCCATTCAGCTCCTTCTAAAATATTAGCTAATTCTTCTTCCAATTTTTCTGCTTCTTCTCTTGCCTGCTTATTCATAGCTGAAGTCATAGCACCTACCAACTGATCTTTTCTCTGATCAATCTCTTCTTCTGTAGGTTCTATTCCTTGTTGCATCATCAGATTATAAGCTTCAGTAGAAACTTTTTCTTCTATCCTACGAACAACCTCTTCATCCATTTCAGGAATAGGAGTGGGCTTCACTCCAAAAGGTCTGTCATCCACAGGCATTAGAATATCTTCCAACCAACTCTCGGCTGCTGAACATTTTTCATCAGTTAACATCATGTAAACTTTAGAGCCATGTTTAGATTCTATTGCAGATAATATTTCAGGATCATATTCTCCTATCCTCTGTCTGAGAGATCGAAACAAAGTTGGTTCAATTTTCATCTCTTTAGCATGTTTAGCTGCAATCCAACAAGACTGAACATAGCCTGCTAAATCTGAAACAACTTGTTCATCCTCAATATTTTCATCCCAACTTCTCCTTTCTTCAGCTTCTTGCTCTAATTCTTGAGCACCTTTGAAACCTAACATAGGAGAATCATCTCTAGGAATTCCGTATGGCATTATCTCTAACTCCTATTTCACTACCAAAATAAAAGAACACCCAAATCATTAGCAGAAGCTGCCTTAAAAACTCTACATCTATCAATAGGACTATGAATAATTTGAATCGGATCAGCAGAATCCAATGTTAAAAAAGTGACCCATCCACCACCATCATAATATTGTACTTCAGCATCATCACCCGCTATAGTACCAGATAGAGCAAAAGTTACAGGAGGTACAAGTTTTCCTGGAATATTATAATCAGGAATATTAAACTCTTCACTTGTTACTTCTACATTATTCAGGCTCAATTACATATCTCCGCATTCTGTGTCTCCTTTACCCACCAACAGCAGCTTGCCATCTCTGTCTGACATCAACATTGGAGGGTCTGATAATTTTTCTTCTCACTATTTTGTCATAACCACACGCAAAAGTTAAAAAGGCATCAGCAGCATGAGCGTTATCATCCTCTCTAGGACTCTTCTTCCAAGTTCCTTTTGATTGATCCCAATCCTTTCTATAATTCTGAAGCTTCTTTAAGCCTTCTACACAATTCTCTTCATCAAACCAACACAAATGAAATATGGATCTAGCAGCTTGGATAGCATCAATCTTCTTTGAGACTCTAGGGACTATGACAAAATCAATTCCCAATCCTTCTGCTATCTTATCCCTGGAAAGTCCTGTTCCTAATTCCCTAACTGCTAAGTCATGAGGTCCGAGATGAGTCCCATATCTGTATGGGAGTTCATCTAACAAATCTCTGTAAAAGAGTAATCCTTGGGAATCATTCTCATGATAGTCAATGAACCTAAACTCATTCCTTCTGACCTGAAAAAACCAAATAGCTGTCAAGTCTCTCATTCCCAAGTCCCAAGCTGTATGTACTTCAAGAGCTTCTTCATACGGGACTCTCGTAATCCGTTGCTCCTGTCTTACTCTAGAAAATTCTCGGAGAAAATAAGTCCCTTCTATGGATTGTTCAAATGCCTCTTGAGGCGTGGAAGGGTGTTCCTTTTTTATGTCTTCTCCGAGAATATGCTCTTTATTCATATACCAGAATTTCTGGTCTCTATCTAACTTTATCTTCTCTGTATTCTCTAAATATTCAAAATATTCCTGTAATCTTACATCAAAACTGACATCATCACTAGATGGGAGCCTATTAGAGGGCTTTCTATACCAACCAAAGAAATGAAATTTAAATTCCTGAGATGCAAGAAGAGCATCTAATTGATTCCTCAACATTGCCTTTTGACAATAGTCATAAAAATAACCCTCTGGACCTGTAGATGTACTCTCTATAAATAATCTTTGTCCTGGAGCCAGAGTTTCAATAGATCCTGCTACGACTTCCCTTGCTTTTTCCGGGTATTTTGAACATATCGTTGCAAATTCTGAGATATGCACATTCTGAAATGTTCCTGAACGAGCAGAAGCCGTAGAAGAGATGACAGACCCGTTAGAAAATATGATTTCACCTTCTGTATCCTTCTTTAATTGAATTCTATTCCTGATAAAATCAGGTAAATGCATATATGGGTACTTAACTTTCCTTCTCAAGATCTTTTGTGCATCTTCTCTACTATGTGCAATGATTGCACACTCAATATTAGGGGTGAAAAGAGCCTCATCCAAAAGAAAAAGATCAATGAGAGTAGTAAATCCCTGTTGCCTAGCCTTCAAAATCAGATTATACGTGTGCATTTCCTCATAAAACTGCTTCTGAACCTCATTCATCTGAAACTGAACATGAAATCCTTCATCATTCAGAATAGAATAGAGATTATTCATCCTCCAAGTCTGATCTGAGAAGTTAGCAAGAGCCTCTTTAAACTCTTTTGGCTTCCTATTAATCCTTTGTAGAATTGTCTTCGGAAGCATTCTTATTCCTTTTAACTATATCAAGCAAAAGATCCATGAATTCATCTTCATGACTATGCTTAATCTCATGTTTATCAGACCAACCAAATTGCTTTAAAGCAAAAATACTCCCTACAGGGGCTATTCCTTTCGTAGAAAGATTCTCTTCATATTGATTTTCAATCAAAAGCTTAGCTCTATCCACTGAATCAACGAATTCAGGGAACTTTTTGTAATAGTCAATGCTAATTTTACTAGCAAAACCTAAATGTAAAGCCATTCCTGTAAACGTAAGAGCCTTCTTATTAAGCTTACATGTAGCTTCATAATCATTTACAGCTTTATCAAACTCTTCTGGAGTTCTATATCGTGGAAATCTAGGCATTATTCCTCCTGTTTATTAGACGCAAAAAGGGCCAATATATTTCATCTTCCCTCTTCTCTTACCTACCTGAGCCCAAACTGCTTCAGTTTGCGAAGGAGTTTAGTTGAACCTGAGCCTTTAAAAAAACTAAATAAATTTTTTCTTCCTCTTACTTAAAGAAACACTTGAAATGAGTAAACGTTTCAAAAATTTTTTGGATGTAGGAATAGCAAGGGTTAAAAAACATACTAAATTAGTATGTCCGGTGTAAATTTACCGGGATTATGAAATAGGCACTTAAATAAATTTAAGTGTTTCCTAAAGAAAGGTCAAAAATTAGCTGCATATCAGAAAGGGGTTATTTGCCCATACCCCCCCCTGGCCCTACAATAAAGAGCCCTGGCCCTACAATCTAAAG